GGGTGAGATCAGCGAAGGGGATCATGGCCTCGGGGTCGGGCTCAGGCAGGGCGATCGAGCCATAGGTGCCGGCGCTGTAGGTGCCGTCGTGCGCAGAGATGGTGTAGTGGATCGTGGTCACTGCACCGTCGGCGAGCTGGCGATCCATGTTCGCGATCGCCCAAGTGAAGGTGGTGGCCATGGGTGGGGTCCTGTGGTGGCAGCTTAAGTGTGGTGCAACCTGTTGAACAGGCCGGTTGCCCGCCTAGAGAAGGTGACTACGAGAACTGGCGTCGATAGTCTTCAAGCCATTCCTCGCCCATCAACGCCACCAGCTCTGCGCGGGTGAGGTTGTGGATCGATTCAAGGCAGGCTGTAAAACGCCGCTCATTTTCCTCTGGTGTAATTTCTTCAGGCATCGCAGTGAGTAGGGCTAAGAGGTCTGGCTGGTTTCCATGTAAGCCACGATGGCTTTCAATTCAGCAAGCGTGGCGTTGTTCTTGATCATGTTGGCTCGCATTGAGATGACTGCAATGTTGCCAGGCACATACCCCTTGCTGTTGTCGATCCGATCCAGGCTCGGGGAGTTTTCCACTTGATCGCGGTTTGACCTGCCAGCGCCAACACGAGCGAACAGTGGGATGCCCAACACCGGACAGGTTTCGGGAATCTCAATGTCGTTCTTTGTAATGGTGCAGTCCAGTCCGGCGATGCGAGCGCGGTTGCGAGCTGCGTAAACCATCTTCTGCCGTGGATCCAGCTCCATGTACTTCTGTATCTCGCACTGACGGCAGCGTGAGATACGAGGTACACCAAGAATGTCCTTCTTTGCCCGCTTGACTTTGTAGAAGTCAGCCTGCGGTTTGTGCTCCTTGCAGATGTTGCACTGACGCAGCGCGGGGCATGTCATCACCAGGTGCTGATCGCTGAGCGCTTCCATGTGTTCGTGGCAGTGCAAACGTAGATGTAATTGGCATCCCAGCAGATCTCTCCGGTTGTACCAGTATCAGATGCCGATGCAGGTGTTTTTGCCGTGGCAACTCTAACTCGATCCCCGTTTACCTGCAGGAGTGCGCCACCAGAGTCTGAGGACGTGCCAACTAAAAGCCTGCCGGAGCTGTCGATGCGGGCGCGTTCGGTGTTTGCAGTGTAAAGAGACATTGCCCCTGTGGCTGGGCCAACTCTACAAACGCCGCTTGAAACTCCAGGCGTGATTATAAAATCAGATGTAGAAGCATCTGTAATATCAAAAGCTGGACTATTGGCAGAAGTAACAATAGATAGCTTAGAGCTAGGGCTCGTGGTGCCAATTCCCACGTTGCCTGCCGAGGTGATGCGGAGGCGTTCTGAGCCAGCGGTCAACCACTGATGAGTTTGAACGGATGCTCCAGATCTTGTAACGATGTAAGCATTTTCACCGGTTGAGTTTGCGTCATTGATAGCGCGTAGGCGGAAAGTGCCAGCACCAATGCCGGTGCCAGTTTGCCAAGACCAATTCTTTTGATCTGTTGCTTCTCCTAGATCGGTAAAACGCAAATCTGCTAGGGCAGATGTAGAAAGATGTAAAAGTGATGTAGGGCTCGCGGTGCCCACCCCAACATTCCCACTTGCATCAACAAACAACCTGCCAGACCCACCAGTGCTGATGGCTACTTGGTCTGCGCCGGGAGAATAAATGCCGGTATTGGTATCGCCAGTAAACATCAGCGATGGCAATGCTGCAGTACCCAATGGCACACTGAATCGTTCGCTGCTAGTCCACGCATCGGTGGCATCAACCCAGTTGATCGTCTTATCTGTGGCGCCTTTCAGCGTGATGCCGCCGCCATCAGCGGTTACATCAGTAGGAGTAGCAACATCACCAATGATGATGTTCTTGTCTTCCACCAGCAGGTTCTGAGTGCTGATGGTGGTTGTGGTGCCGTTGACGGTTAGATCACCTGCGACCGTCACAGCAGCATCAAACGTTGCTGCACCTGTTACATCAAGCGTGCCAGGAATGTCTACGTTGCTGGTCCACTCCACGCCGGTACCAGCGGCATCGGTCTGCAGTAGTTGCCGTGCGGTTCCATCCGCAAGTTTGCTAACAGCTATTTCAGCACTTGCCGCGATATCTGCATCAACGATGCTGGCGTTGCCGCTCACCAGCACGGTGCCGCTTTGATTGGGCAGCGTGATGGTGCGATCAGCAGTTGGATTGGTAACAGCCAGAGTTGTTTCAAACCCATCAGCGGTGCTGCCTTCAAAGGTCAGGCTGCCAGTACTGCCGATCTCAAGGTTGCCGGTGATCGTCAGGTTGCCGCTGCCATCTGGTATGGGCAGATATGCCAGGCTATTCCAGTTGGTGCTGCCATTGCCAATCTTGAACTTCTTAGTGTCTGTCTCATAGCCGATCTCACCCGATAGCAGGATCGGATTGGCTGCTGTCCAGTTTGCAGCGGGATCCTTCCGCTGCGCCATCTGTACACGGATCGTTGTAGCAGTCATGATTCAGCACCACCAGCTTGAATGATAAGAGTGGCTGCGACAGCCGGAACAGCATCGTCAGCTTCAAGGATGAATGGCGCGGTGCCTGTCATCGCGTATGACGTGAACGATGCTTCAGCGCCCAAGGCGGCCGGTTCACCGATGAGGTCATACAAAAGGAAGTTGCCGATCAATGCGATCAGCTCAACCGTCATGTCTGTGTAAACGCCACGCTGGATCTCATCCGGTTTGGCAGCATATCGATATAAAGAATCTGCCGGAACCACATTGGCCGATCCCCAGAATGCTGTAGGCAGAGTGAACGTGCGATGGCTACCAGCCGAATCCACGTAGTGATTGCGAATCAATGTCGCCTGTGACTCCACCAGATTGGTGTAGGTCAGCGTCAGCCTGAAGTTGCTTTGCCTGAGACTATGCCGGAACAACACCGGCGCACCGATCAGCGTCTCTTCAGAACTGACGTTCAAGCCGCCGAGGTCGTACTGAAAACTAGATGGCAGCAGTTCAGGGTAGTCGGTCATATCAGATACGGCGGCAGGAGCTGCAGCTCTACCGTAGCGTCGATGATGTCACAGGATTGATCAATCACTGGCGCCGATAGGTAGCGCCATAGGTAATTGGCGGGAAATGTCAGATTTGTGGCGATCAGCGTGGTGGCACTCAGATCAAACGGCTCAAACGTGCCATGCAATGCGTAGTGGCTGACAAGGCTGAATCTGTCGGCTGATGACAAACGCGTGAAGGTCATGCGCAGGATATGACCCACCGACGCATTGCTATGGCGCACGCTGGTCTCGTAACCATCGAGCACCGCAAACTCAGTGCTAGCGCTGGTGCCTGGTGTGTATGTCCTGGTAGATGGCTGCAGTGCGGGAAAGGTGGCCATGGTTAGTTGTCAGGATTGAGATCAACCTCAATAGTGATGTTGTTCGCGTTTGCCGTTGGGCTGAATTGCCAGACGCCGGCATAGCTTGAGGTATAGCCAATCGCACTGCTGCAAATGTTTTGAGTCATGACCAGCCTGATCTGAGTAGTGCTATAAGCAAATCCAGAGCTAGATGTCAGCGATCCATTGGTGTATGTACTTGTGTAAATATATGCCAGATCAGAACTGCCGCCTCCGCATGAAACCGTGTGCGTTCTGCTCCCGGAGCCATTCAATGGCACGCCTATTTTGGGGCTAGCTGCCTGACCTGATTGCGTTGGCGTGCGTGCATTGATTAAATCGTTGACTGTCCACCAGCCATAAACAGTCTGAGTTGACGTACCACCAGACACTGAATAGCCATTTGACAGCCATCCGGTTGTGGTGCCGCCAGTGGTGTTTGTTCCCTGAAGCGATCCATTGGTTGCAGAGCCAACCCATCGCCAGTATCCGAATTGTGTTGGGATTGGATTAACGACCGCTGCAGTTGTACCAAGCGTGCGAGGTGAGCCATAGCCATCGGACGTTGATGGATCCTTGCAACGACCAACGGCGACGATGAAGTAGTCAACTTCACTTGTGGTGATCGACAGCGTATACGCTCCTGCAATCGGTTCGTCTTGGCAAGAAATGTCGAACTCTTCGCCAGTGTTTTTGTCGATCTTGGACCAGCACACCTGGCCGGCGCAGCCAAGATTGGATTCAGATACTGATAATGTATCGCCAATCAATGGCGTGCCATTGACGCCAGTGCCGCCAGTGATCACATTTAATGCGGCATCATCCTCAAGAGGATCCGCCGGATTGTCCCATCCCCCCACTGGCGTCTGCCCACCTGTTGGCTCACCAGCTGGCTGCGATACATTCGGACCGGTTGGCGGATAGCCACCTGTGGGCCATGTTGATTCGGTTGGTGATGGCAGGTTGACCGTGGTCTCAGCCTCAGTCGGTGGATCGAAGTTACCGCCACTGGCTGGATAATCAATGCCGCCGCCGCCAAGCCCGGTATTGTCTGATGATGAGTTTTCATCGCAGCTGTAATCACTGCGGCCAGGTGAGATTGTAAATCCAGGCGCTGTGGCCGCCGCAACTTCAAGCGCCACCAAGCTGCGGCCTTGATTATCAATGGGGAAATGCGTCAAATCAAAGATGCAAGCGCCGCTAGCGGTTTTTTCAATCCGCTCCACTTCATACAGGAAGTCGTGATAGCTCAGCGCTGTGGTGGCAGTTTCACGACGCAAGCGAACGCGAACGATATCGCCCAACTCAAGCGTGCTGTTGTAGCTGCTTGGCCTTACGTTCAAGCGCAGCGTATGCGTGATGTACTTGCGCCGCGCCAAACGAAATGCGCCAACCTTTACCGCATGGGTTTCGCTTGCGCAGAACTGACTCATGTCATATTGCTCAAACGGGCCAGCCGTTGCCTCACCGGTGTAGCGCACTTCAGTGGTGCGCGGAAAGCCGATGTCAGAGTCTGGCTGCTGCCGCCACATCATCTGCAGGCAGATCGGCTGACGATCGGCCAAGGAGATGTATTGAATCTCAAAACCATCTGGCAAGAGATGATCCTCTGTGAATGTGAACTCCCAGTCGATGGCCGTGGTCTTGATGGTGTGATTGACGTTGACAGGAAGCCGTGGCTTGAACGCGAATTTGCCGTTGGATTCGATCAGCCGCAGCAGGAAGTCATTCCCGATTTGCTCCAGCCACTCATCTAGGTTGCTGCTTTCCTTGAAGACTCCGTTGTATAGGAATCCATTGGTCTGACAGAAGTTGGCCGCGGCCAGCATCTTGGTGCTATCGATCAGCGTGGAAGGGATCCGGCCTGATTGATTCATCAGATATAGGGCCAGATCGATCACGTTATTACTTGGACCAAGCGTGCTATCGATGATGCGCGTGACCTGCATCCCTTCGCGCACAAACACATGCACCTGTTGCTCCCATCGGTCGCTGCCATCCGGGAATGTGTTCACATAGCTGAGCGTCGTCATGTTGGCGTAGCGCCCTGACGTGCCGCAGTAGTAAGGGCATGACCACGGCGTTGTGTCTGCAACTGTTGTGATGAAGTTGCCAGGAAACCACGTACCAGCGCGGCGGTTATAGGTTTGATTCCATGTGCCTTGACGGCATGGGCCAGCAAAGACATCTTTAATGGGAATCGTTGGAAGCTGTCCTTCGCTAAGTACAAGATGCAAGCTGACCGTTAACGCATTGGTCGTTGCATTGTTTTCATATCTGGCTTCTGTGGCGCCAGGGCTTACCAGCACACCGCCAACATTACTGACGCGACGGCAGAAGACGATCGGCACCGGATCGCCGATCTTGTATGCAACCTGCGGTGACGTGAGATCATCTGCTGCCTCTGCTGCAGCTTCAGTCAAAACTGGATCAGACAACCCGCTCTGATAAGCCAGTAGCGCCAGCGGGTCAGAGATGTTGAGCGTCATATCCGAAGCGGCACACCGATCAGGTAACTAGTGAACTTACGCGGCGGCACTTGCGCGCCAACTGGTGACAGGCTACTGCCCAGCTCAATCTCGAGCCTAGTGAACGTGCCAGAAATGCCAACTACTTCTGCGGTATAGCTGGCGATCAACTGCTGACTGGCTTGTGGTGCCAACTGATCAAGGCGGCTGTCAAACTCATAGATCTTCAGTTCGCACAGCCTGCCGTAGCTCAGTGCAAGGTTGAACGCTTCTACAACGCTATTGGTCGCTGGCACTGTGACGGTGACAGACTTACCGCCACTGGCGCCTGATTCCACGATGCCATTGGCATTAAATGGCATGTAGGACCAGCTGGCACTATCCAATGTGATGGTCTGGTTGACGTAGTAGGTCTGCCATCTGGCGTAAGTGGTGGTGGCATCAAAGATGCGCAGATATTGGCTTTGAGCTCTTCCCATCAGTAGGCACCTTGATAGCGACGGCCGCCATAGGATCGGCTGTTCTTGAAGATCTGCGTGCCGAAATCAGACAATGCACGTTCAAGGTCGCCGATCGTAACGTAGCGCTGGCCATCTTGCTGCAGCACCGGACCGGTTGTGATCTGCACTGTGGTGTTCGCTGCGCCGCCGCCACCCATGGGGCCAACAACGCCACCTTCTGCAAACGCAGGAATCACCGAGCGCCCGCGCATCCCGCCAAGGTAGTTGGCCGCGGCCTTGGCCATCTTGGATTCGGGCACGATGTATTCGCGCTCGCCACCTTCGCCAACCATGGCGAGGGTCGGCCCGCTGACTACGCCACCAGCAGCAAATGCTGGCACGCTCACCTGCGGGATCAACGGGATGTCTGGAGTGGGCAAGCGGTTGTAGCCGGTGATCAAGGCGTTGATGCTGCGCGTGCTGTTATTGATGCCATTGGCGATGAACTGCAGCAATCCTCTAAAGATTGATTTGATTGCGTTGACTGCTCCTGTGAAAGGCGCCTGGAGTGCTTTGCCTAGCTGAGCGAAGCTGCCTGTCAGGCTCTTGACAAGGACACCGCCGAACTTAATTAATGGCTCTACATAAAGGCTATAAAAAGCTTTGCCAGCCATCTGCCATCCTGCAGCAATGGCCTTAAGTACTTTTGCGATCTGATCACGGAAGGCATAGATCGCAACGCCGGCGGCGACCAAGAGAGCAATCCAGCCGACTGGGCCAGAAAGCACACCAGCAACAATCGCAAGCAATCCTTTGAATGCAGCGCCAACAGCAGCTAGTGCCGGCACCATTGCGCCAAGATATCCAGAGATGGTGGCAAAGATCGCGCCACCAGCGAAGACTGCAGTCAAAGCGCCCCACACTGTGGCAATCGCTTGAATGGCTGGCGCCAAGATGACAAACGCAGCAGCAAGCGCAGCCACGCCAGCAATGAGTTGCTGCAATGGTTCAGGCAATGCAGCGAATCCCTGCGCTAATCCAGCAATGGCCTCAGCAACGCTTGTAATCAGCGGTAGCAATGCCGTGACCGCTTCATTAAAAGGACCCGACACTGCAATCGATATTGCATTGATTGAATCGTTGAACTTATCAGCAGCCTGCGCCATCTCAGTGTCGATAGTCGCTGAGTATTGACCCAACGCCGCGCTGCCTTCATTCAGCATCGGAATCAAGTTGGCGCCAGCCTTGCCAAATATCTCCATGGCGAGCGCAGTCTTCTCCGCACCATCAGGCATCTTGGCAAATACATCAGACACGCTGAGCATGATCTGATCCAAGCTGCGCACCTTGCCGTTGGCATCGGTGGCGCTGACGCCAATCGATTGCAATGCCTTGCTGGTTTGTGATGCAGGATCAACAACACCACGGGCAAGCCGGCCCATCGCCTTGGCTACTTCGTCAACTGTTGTGCCGCTATCAGCAGCAGCAGCGCCAAACCTGCTGAGGCTTTCAACGCCAACACCGGTTCGCTTGCTCAGATCGTTCAGATTATCTGCTGCATCAATGGCGCGTTTACCCAATGCGCCAAGTCCGGCGATGGTTGCCGCTGGCACCAATGCGCCAAGGCCGCTGCCGATTGATTTACTGAGTGCGCCTAGCTTGCCGAACGCACCAGATGCCGCATTGGCCTGCGACGTGGTGCGACCTAAGGCAGCATTCAGACCATCGATCTGATTGGTGCCATCAACCTTGGCGCGGATGGTCAAGGCAGTGGTCATATCCAGTGCCATGCCTAGCCCTTTCTGCTGTTGACCGTTTCGATCACTCTAGCTTCGATCACCTGCAGATCCTCGAGCATGGTGCGGTGATCGTTCAAGGCGTACAACTCCATCACCCAACGCACTGCCGTGTAGTCCAGCCCGATGATGCCGGACGCACCACCACGCCATTGTGTCTGCACCTTCAGGAACAGATCAACAGCAGGCCACGCTTCAGGCCACACTTCATAGTGCTCAGGCTTGGCATCTAGATCTGGCAGATCAAAGCCGAATGCTGCGGCATCATCACCAGATTCATCAATGACAGCGCCGCCTGTCCAGTAGTCAGCGGCGCCGATCAGTTTTTTCGCTTGAGCTCCACAAGCGAGGTGAAGTAAGCCTCGATCAGAGCGCCGGCCATCATCGGCACATCCAACAGCTGCGCCTTGATCGCCTCGCTGTAGGGCACGTCATCGCCGTCTGCGTCCAAGATGCCGGACCATCCCACCAGGATCTCAGCGGCAATGCTCTGATCGGTAACGCCATTGTCCAGCTCTTCACCGCGTTCAGCTGCTTTGATGCGTTGTTGCGCCAACTGCTGGATCTCGTTGATCCGGCTTTGGGGCAAGCGTTTGAAGAGAGCATCAAAGCTCGACTTCTCACGCTTGCCGCCATCGGCCGGCAGTTGAATACTGACCGGCCAGCTGTAGCTCTGCGATTGGTTTAGGACAAACGCCACGCGATCAGGTGTAGACGAGACTCATCTCATTGTTGCCTGCGGAGGTCGGAACCGCAATGAAGGGCATGTTCAGCATCTGGATGCCGTCCTGATCGCTGTAGGTCAGGTTGCCGAGGTCTGACTGCGCAGTGGTCATGGTGACCCGGTTGCCAGCGGTGGTGCCGTGCTGGAAGGTGATACTGCCAGTGCTGGTGCCCGTAGCGATAGCGAAGAAATCCTTGGCTGCGATCGTCGGCGCTTCAATCACCACGGTGCCATTGGGGGCACGGTTGGTGATCAGGATCTCTTTGGTGCAACCCACCAGCTCGCGGTAGATCACATCATTGGCAATGTTGAAGCTGTAGCTCATCAAGCATCCGGCATAGCTGAATGCACTGAAGCTGACGGTGTTGCCCTCTTTGAAGATCAGAGGGGTGGACTGGTTGGCATAGGTCGGAGTCGGCAGCGTCTCATCAGTCGGAGCGTTGTAGATGCCCGTCATGGTGAAGCTGATGAAGGGGATCTGCCCCACTTCACAGTTCATCTCGAAGGTGCCGCGGCAACCGGTGACCTTGTGGCGAATACCGTCTTGGTGGTAGTAGATGGTGCAGCTTTCAAAGCCACTGCTCTCAGGCGCATAGGTCGCGCTGGTGCTAGTAACCAGCGTTTCACTCAGTCCGCAGCTGCGCAGCACAGGCCCATAGGCAGGTGCAGTGCCAGCGGTACCAGAACCTGCCAGCTCAACCTCGAACGTCACCTCGACGCGGGTCTGACTCAGCAGTTGATCAGACTGGCCAAGATAAGGTCGCACCAGTTCCCGGTTGACCGTTTCAGATAGCAGTGGCTGGATCTCGAGGTTGCGCACCAAGATCGCGTTGCTCGCGCCAGTAGGCGTTGAATCAGAGCCGTAGGTGGTTTCAATCTTCGCCAGGATCAGGCGTCGACGAGTCAGAACTGATGGCATCGGTGGCTACCTCGATTGTGGGATGAGGGGCCGGCTGTGTCCGCTCGACGAGCTTTCGCCTGCCGGTTTTTGGGTCGAGCAGGTACGACCCGCCCTGGCCTTTGTATTCGTCTTCCATCGTAGCCGCTACGGACTCTGTGCCAAATTAGCGACCCGCGTTCGATATTTCACCACGTAGTCGCAGGTGATCACACCAGATGGTTGATCAGCTTCCTGCAGATCGAAGTTCACGGTTGATGGCTGCACGTCATAGGCAAAACCATTGCACGTCAGGTCAGCCATGATCCTTGCGTGCAGATCTTCAATAATCGGGTCGGCAACCTGATCAGGAATGTTGCCTCGCACGATCACAGCAACGCGAACGGTCAGCGTCCAATCCAGAGTGGGCGCGCTTGTCAGTTGCTGGCATGTGTCACTGATCGGTTCAACCACGATGGCGGGCAGCTCACCGCGCGCGAGTGGTTCCACTCTGCTGCGGTAAATCCTGGTGCTAACGCCTGTGGTGCCTGTCAGGTTGGTGCGGATCCTGGCAAGGATTGACTCACGGTGCGTTGTCATGAGTCACAGCACACAGTCATCGTGATACTACGGCCAGCGCTGATGGATGTCACATCAAGCCGGAGGTATCGCACCGCATAGTCGCAGTAGGTGTGGATATGGTTGCCGGCATCCTTGGTTTTGGCCTCGCCGATGTTCGCCCAATCAGTGCCATTCATCGAACCCTGCACGTGATAGGTGACTTGGCCGCCAGTGATCTTCTCGAATGTGGTGAAGACCGTGCCATCAACCTCGATTGCTGCAGATGAACCGATGGCATCTGAGATCGTGGTAAAGGCATGGATATTTTGCGGACGATCCGCATTGCCGCCATAGATGGTGCTCATGTCTTTTGCAATCCGAGTTGCACGAACTTGCCGTCATCCATCAGCATGGCCTCTCTGACGGTGTAAGCAGTCCCATCCACGGTGATCGAGTCGCCGCGAATGAGACTGCCGAAGCTTGAGGTTCTGGTTGTCAGCGTGTAGTCAGTGCTGAGCACCATTCCATCGCTGATCACCTGGCTTGGCATGTCCAGGATTCCCTTCGCAGTAACGGCGCCAGCTGTGCAGCTGACGCCAAAATCTGCGAGGAACACATCCAGATCCTCAGTGAACGCCATGCTCAGCTGTACTTCTTAGAGCCGAGAGCAACCACCGACACGGCGCCGGTACCGGTGCCGCCGGTCACAGTGAAGAGCACGCGAACATAACGACGGAGATCGTTGCTGTTCAGGTAGATCTTCTCCTGGAATGCGGTGTTAGCAGCAGCAGCAGTGAAGCCGCCGCCGGTCACATCAACGAAATCACCAGAAGTGGTGGTGTTGCTGTGCTGGATCTTGGCAGTCAGGGTGACGCCAGAGCCAGCTGCAGCTGCATCGATGATGAAGGCAATGTCGCCCTCATAATCGACCAGATCGACGTTGGCAGGAGTGCCTGCGCCGGTGGATGCCACAACTGCATTGTTATGCAGCTCGAGCAGATCAGTCTTAGATCCGAGGTTGTGGATGGTCATTGTTTAGCCCTCCGTCGGGGGGTGGTGTATTTGGGTGCAGGTTGAGCAATAACCTCAACCGCCTCTGCAATGGAGGCCGCGGCCTCAATCGCTTTGCCGATACCGATCAGGAGCTTGGCGTCAGAGGGGGAAGCCTCTAGGACTTCCCCAGTTTTGACGACCCGGCCCGCCAGCATCGTTTGCCGTAGGACCTTGATCAACATGATCAGAGGGTGTTGTTGCCGCGGCTGAAGGATTCAGGATGACGGACGGCAATGTCTACATCCTGCATAGCCACCACGCGCACGGTGCCAGAGGTGCTGTTGGTGTAGGGGTCAACCATCAGATCCAGGCCAGAGAAGTAGCCGATGATCAGGTCAGCGAAGTTGCCGAACCACAGATCACCAGAAGCGACTTGGTTGGACAGGACACCGCGGTAGCCGTTCACCTCGTTGCCTTCCATCACGAACAGGCCGGAACCTGCATCCTTGGCCTTGGTCTTCAGACCACCGCGCATTGCGGCGTTCATCAGATATACGGGCGAACCCAGCAGAGCGTTGGCGGTTGCCACGTCGCTCTCCAGTGCCACCACCTCAGCGAAGGTAGGGGTGTCAGCGGCAAAGTCTTCAGTGCCGATGCCGGTGGTCAGCTTCAGGCCCAGGGGCTCACCGTTGGAACCGGTGCCGTACAGACCAGCCAGATCGATCTTCAGTGCCAGCACGCGGGCAAGGTCGGTGCGCACCATGTTCTCCACGTCAATGGAGGACTGGATCATCAGACGGCGGCTGTAGTCGGTGAAGGCAGCCACGGTCTTGGGAGTCAGGCTCACCTGATCAACGGTCTGCTGCGATTCGGTGGGAGCACCGGATTCAGCAACCCAGTAGGCAGTGCCAGCGCCCGACTGACGGGGGATGGCCACGTTACCGGTGAGACCGGTCAGCACGGTGGCGCCAGCCTGATCCAGTGCCGATGCGTTGCGCAGCAGATCAATGAAGCTGCCGGCATCCAGCTCGGTAGCAACGAGGTTGCCGCCAGCGGTTGCAGCGCCAACATTCAGATCACGGCGCAGCACATCCTGAGGGATGGTGATGCCACGGGACTGACGGCCGAGCTTTGCAGCAGCAGCTTCAGATGCTTCGATCTCGAACGCAGCAGCCTCACGGGCCGAGCGATCGGTCGGGTTTGCCAGATAGTTGATGGCACGCATGAAGGAGAAGCTGCGGCTCTCCTGCGCGGTCAGGCCGATTTCAGCGGCGCTCATGTTTACAGGCTCCTGTTTGATGTCGAGGTTATCGAGCACAGCAGCGCGAGCATCGTCGATAGAACGACCAGACTCGATCAGCTGGCGGCCGAGGTCGGCCATGTTGTGCTTGTCGCACAGTGCAGAGATGCCAGCGATGCGGGAGCGCTCAGCCTCAGCGGCTTCGGCCCGCACCACTGCCAGATCAGGGGTGGTGGTTTCCATTGCAGGAATGGGATCAGGTGTAGGTGCTGCCGAGGCAGCCTGTTCGGCCTCCAAGGATCTGCCGATCCCGACGCCGGGATCAGCCGGCACGGATACGACGGAAACTTCATAAGGAGACCAGGCAGTAGCAACAAAGTCACCACTGCCGCGCTCTTCCATTTTGTCGATGGAGTAGCCAAAGGAGACATTTCGAAGAACGCCATCCTTCACATCACTCAGGACTTCCTGAGCGAATGGGTTGCGGCTGAACCGCACACGCGCATAACCACGTCGTTTCTTGCCATCGATATATGCACGCTCCACAACGCCGATGACTTTGTCAGGGTTGTGATTGAACAGCAACGGTGCACCATCATTCAGACGGCTCAGGTCTGCTGCCTTGAGATCATGGCTCAGGATCTCATTGCCAAAGTATCGAGCAACGGGATACTCGGAACTGAATGGGAACTCGTAGGTGCGATCCTCAACCTCATCAAAGGTTGTGATTTCAGCGCGTTGATGGCGGCCGATACCAGGCATTGCGCGCAGCTCAGCGATCTTGCGCAGCGTGGAGAACTTATGACCCACCAGCGTCTCGGTTGCCTCCCATCCATCCTCACCTTCGCGATAGATACGAATCAATGCAGCCGGATCCTCAGCGCTTGCATCAATGCTGAACTCAGTGCCAGGCACGCCGAGTGTGCCCTCGCGCATTACGTGCTCAATGCGTCCGCGAGCAGTACCGCCGCTCGAATCCCACTGCACGAAATCACCTTCGGAAAGCTCATCAGGTTCAGCACGCAGGACGCGCTCCTCGCCTGTTGCTTCCTCAAACATGATTGGATCCATATCGTGGTCGCTCAACCATGCGCGCGCTTCTGCTGGCGTGAACTGCTGTGCATCGAACCGCACGGCCTGGATCTCGCTCTCGCCTTCTTTAATGCCGTAGATGAAATCAATGCCATCACCGCCGGCATCATTCTCACGGCGCAGTTCATCGTACTGATCGGGATCAGTCATTCGCGCAGCATGTTCGTTTGGATAAGGACGCGCCTCTTCCATTTGTCTATCCTGCAATGCCTTGATTCTATCCGCCTTCTCATTCGCCCAAGTCTGGCCCGGATCGCCACCCCATGCGGCCCATGCCACGCGGCCAGGTGATGGATAGCCATCCTCACCGGGACTGAATCCTTGGCCTTGCTTGTCCACCTCATGGCGGGCGAACCATGCCGCCATCATGATCACGATGTCAGGCGACAGCTCATCACCGCTCAGGATTTGACCAGCACGCCGCGCTGCAACCTCAGTGCCACCTGCCTCACCATCAACCTTCCAATCTCGATAGCGCTGTGCTTCTTCCTTCATGCCTTCAGTCGGCATCAGGTTGATCTCAGTGCCAGCAATGTTCGCCATCAGTCTTCAGGCCCCTCAGTGGGATCTTCTAGGACTGATTCCTCTTCGTACTCTTCTTCTTCCATTGGAGGATCCGTATCTTCAAATGCCGGCTGGCCGCCCATCGTGACAGCAGGCTGTGAGCCGCCGCCAGCATTCACTTCACTTGGATCAGTATCGAGCACGATGTCCATCTCATCCAACATCGCCAGTTCAGCCTGACGCGCCACCAGCACATCATCCAGATCGCCGCCCTGCTCGCTGATCACCTGACCCAGCGTCTTAAAGCCACAGCGCACCGCATCCTTGTAGGCGTTTACTTCCTTCTGGGGATCCACCCATTCCCAGCTGCGCGGAATCCAGCGGCTGGCGCGGTAGCGATCTGGGTTGGTCTCATATGCCGGCAGCTTGAGCTCACCACTCAACACCGCCATCTCGAGCCAGTTTTCGTAGACGGTCTGATGGAAGTTCTCAATGAAGAACCGCTGCAGCACCTTGTACGTGTCGCGCTCCTCCAGCAGGCTCAACCGGCTACTGCTGTAGTTGCTCTCTGAGAAGTTCTTGCTGATGCTCTCAAAGCTGACACCAACACCAGCCGCCACAGCACGCAGCATCGAACGGGTGAATGGCTCCAACTGGCCATCCGGTGCGTTCAGATCCGGCACCGTCACACTCTCACCAGGAGCCAGATACTTGAACACACCGGGCGTGAACTCACTCACCCGATCGCCTTCATAGATCTCATCACCGATCAGCTCGCCTTCAGGGCTGCTGATGAAGCCCATCAGCGCGCTGCTGGCCCGAGCACGCACCACCTCAGCCTCCTCATAGCCCTGCAGCATGTGCAGCCGCATCAGCGCCGAGGCGAACCATGTCACGCCGCGCGTCTGCCCCGGCCGCTCCGGCAGGAAGAGATGGATCACCTCATCAGCAGGCACGCGCACACGTCGCCCATTGGTCCGCGGGTTGCCCGCGTAGGTATCACCAGGATGGTTGGCATAGAAGTGGTAAGCCTGCGGCCGCAGGTAACCATCCACCTCGATGCCCATCCGCACCGTGTTACCGGCCGCGGCCTGCGGGATATCGTCATCGATCAGATAATCAGCCTCGAGCACCTGCAACGCGAACGGCACGCGCGACCCACCGAACGGCTGCCGGATCATCCGCACGAACACCTCGCCGCTCTCCGCCAAGCTGCGGCACAGCAGGCGCTCCATATCGTGGAAGCCCAGCAGACCGCTCACATCACAGCGGCTCTTGTGCATCCACCGCTCCCATGCCTCGTGGATCTGGCCATTGATCGCCTCATCCAGCCGGCCGCCACGCAGCATCCGCACCTGTGACTGGTGCTTGATGCCATGCCCAATCACATTGTTCTGAATGCTCCGCAATGCCTGCCGCGCGTAGTCGTTATCGCGGCACAGCTGCCGCGCACGATTGCGCAATGCCTTGAAGCTTGACTTGATTTCGCTGTCAGCACTGGTGCCGCTTGTCACCCAGTCAGACGTGAGCCGGCTAACCCTTGCGCCCTGATACGCCCGCGCACGTGGCCGCATCGGCTCGAATCCCATCGCCTTGAACAGCCGCGTCCGCAATCCCATCAGAACCTCACGAACAGATTGTGTGGGTTGCCTTGACCGTTAGCGATCAGGCTTGCCATCTGTTCACGCTTCACCTCAGCCTTCAGCCTACTTTCACGTTCCATCAGCTCACTCAAGTCGATCTTGGTGAAGCTGCGGCTGCCGATGCTGTACTGCTTAGCGCCACCGCTGACAATCGCGCGGATCGCAGCCTGCACAGCATCGAGATCAATCTGCGCTTGCGTGCGCCCGTCAAATGCCCCTGGTGTGCCCGCATAGGACAACACCGATTGCACGATCAGCTGGCCTGCGCCAAGCGTGATGACGGATCCAGACTTGCTGGCAATGGCCTGCCAGTACCACGTGCCGGCATCAAAGCCGCTGCTCACGTTGGCCGCGATGGTGAACTCCCACCCGGTGCCATAGGCATTGCCAACAACTGATGCACCCTCGCTAGCTGTGTTGGTGCGCAACCAGTACGTCAGCCCATAGTCAGCGCTGCTGACCGCATTGCCCAAGTTGTCAACACCAGCAACGTCGCGCCACTGGATCGTGTCGCCTGCCCTGATTGTCGCGGGAATCTGCACGGCTACCAGTTGCTGACAAAGCCAGGCCCAGCCGCTGCCGGCTGTTGCTTCCTTGATCTTAGCGGTGCTCTCTTCCCTTCATCTAACTGCATTCTCAGCTGCTCCCACATGGTGGCTTTGTTGAGTCGACGCCCATAGATCAACATCGCCGCATAGCCATACACCGCACAATCAAGCGCTTCGTTTCGATCACCAGCCTTCTTCACCCATTCCCGAATCGGGAACCCGCGGTGATATCGCAGCGCCTGCCGTTCGCTGGTTAGCTGCCGGAAATACTCATCATCTGCAGCAAGCCCGAAATTCAAGCCGCCGGTGGTCTCGTTATGGCGCAACCGCCCGAACAACGTCGTCTTGATCGTGTCGGTCCCCAGCTGATACAGGGTCACGCCGCGCTTGATCACCTTGCCGCGCCAATTCACGTCGACCTTATTGCCCTTGCCAACCGCCGGGCTGTTGCGCCTGCTGCTGCCCTTGATCGCCACCACGCCCTGCGCTCCTCGATCACGCACGTACCTGTACACCTCATGGGTGCAATGACCGCCAGAGTCCACCGCCACCTGCGCCAGCTTCAGATGCTTGCCGCACTCCGTCTCCCACTCAGTCGCCAGCACGTGATCCAGCTGCTCCCATACCTCCGTCTGCGTCGGGTCACCCATCAGCTCCTGATGCCACACCAGCCAGCCCGTCTCACCCTCACCCCATCCCCACACGCTCACCGCTAGCCGGTTGTCCTGCACGTCAACACCACCAGTGAGCAGCACCACGCCAGCAGGGCAGGTGCCTGGCTTGTACTCAAGGCGCCGAGCCAGCAGCCCATCAGCACTCACCTTCGCGGCATAGTCCTCCTCCCATGTCTCCGCCAGCCGGGTGTTGACAAAGCTCTTCAGCGCCGGTGCATCGCCCTTGGCCCGCAGGAAGTCATCCACAAGCTGCTCCCAGCTGCACCATCCCAGCGGGCTGTAGAGCCCACTCAGATGGAACCCAGCCGTGCGCCCATTGCTCGGCGCAGTCGCCCGCCACTCACCACCGCGCAGCATCGATGGCTTGTGCATCTCCTCCAACCGTTCGCCGCAGTGCTCGCATTGATACCGCGCACTCTCCGGTTTGCCGTCATCCCATTTCAACTGCCCCCACTTCAACCACTCCATCGCGCCGCACGCCGGGCATGGCACATAGAACCGACGTTGATCACTCCGCTGATATTCCGCTTCGATCCGACTGAAGTCCTTCACCGTCGGCGTGCTGGTCAGCAGGATCTTCCGCCGCGCAAACGTCGTCGTCCGCCGTTCCGCCAAGCTCACCGGATCGCCCTCGCCATCCACATCAGCAGGAAACGCATCCACCTCATCACAGAACAAATACCTACACGGCGCTGATCGCAGGCCGGTTGCGCTGTTCGCCCCGGCCATAAGCATGATCCCGCCGCTGAACTCTTTGCTAAACATCGTGTTGCCAGAGTCCCGGCTCCTGGCAGGCGCGATCTTGGCCGCCAGCACTGGCGTCTCCGTGATCATGCTCTCGAGCCGTTGCTTGCTCAGCCGTTTCGCCATCTCGATCGTTGGCTGCACGCACAGCATCGGACCCGGTGCATGGTCGATCACGTACCCCAGCCAGTTGCTGCCGGCCTCCGTCTTGCCCGTCTGCGCCGCAAACATCATCACCACGCGCTGCACCGGGCTCTCAGAGCTCAGGCAATCCATCGGCTCACGCAGATATGGCGTCCGATCTGTGCGCCACGGCCCAGGCTCAGCGCTTGCCTTGCTGCTCAGCCGCCGATGGCGATCAGCCCACTCGCTCACCGTCAGCGGTTGCTCAGGCCGCAGCCCCTCGAGAAACCCATCACGCCATGCGTTACTCATCGCACAGCTCCACCAGCGCAGCACGGTGCTCCTGCGTCAGCACCTGATGGATCACCGTCGGGTCAATCTCACCAGCCAGTTGGTGGCTTAACCGGTCCGCCAAATTCGCCAGCGCCTCACGCACACTGCGCCCCATCTTGAACGCTTCCTTCTTCACCTCATCAGCAGGCACCAGCTCACCCCTCTGCTGCGTCACCTGCAGCTTCGCAAGCTCCGCCTGGTAATGCTCACGCCTCGCCCGGCTTTCATTCAGATCAGGGATCGCATCATCCGGCAGCCCCTCAACACGCCGCTTCAGCTCATCTGCATCACGCGGTGGTGGTGGCTCCACCGGATCAGCTCGCCGCACTTTGCTGTTATGCGTCGCCTTGGTGTTCTTATCCCATAGCTCGATCGCAAGATCACGATCCAACCAGCGCTTGCCATCCTTCTCCACCACAGCAGCAGCAATCCGCGCCTTGCTCGCTGCCGTTACGGTGCCCTTTGCGCATCCCTTGATCGCTGCAAACTCACTAAACGTGACTAGCAAGCGTTAATCCCCTCTAGTTCAGTTCAATACTATGGAACTATTGAACTCTCAAACTGGGATTGGGGTGAGATTAGCGAGATCCCTTGCGCCGCAATGGTTTAAGAGGTTTGGCGTCTGGCGCTAGAGGATTCGGGTGCTTTCCT